AATATACTGATACAGAATTACTTAATTATTACACATCTGCACAAACAATTAATGCTGATACAAATGTTTATAATAATTCAGTTAGTTCAGCACAAACATATACTAATACAAAATTACTTAATTATTATACTTTGTTAGAAGTGGATTCAATATCTGCAAATACTTTAAGTAATGCAAATCAATATACTGATACAGAATTACTTAATTATTACACATCTGCACAAACAATTAATGCTGATACAAATGTTTATAATAATTCAGTTAGTTCAGCACAAACATATACTAATACAAAATTACTTAATTATTACACATCTGCACAAACAATTAATGCTGATACAAATGTTTATAATAATTCAGTTAGTTCAGCACAAACATATACTAATGCAAAATTAACTAATTATTTAAATTTAAGTGGTGGAACTACATTCGGTAAAATAACAATGGTTGAAAATTCTGGAATGACAGCATCTAACAATGATGGTGTGTTAAATCTTAAATCAGTTTCAACAGATTCAACATTAAAAATATTAGGAAGTTCAGGAAGTTTTGAACATGGTGGAACTATTAAATTTGGTGATAATGGTTATGTTGTTGTATCAGAACCAAAAGATGATATATTAGGGTTATTTGGTGATGCTGGAGTCAATATAGGTTCTTCATATGGTGCAATTAAATTAGGTTATCAAACAGATTATAAAGAAGATATTAATGGTACTTTTGGATATATAAATATTGATACTTTAAGCAGTAAGATTACAATAAATAGTGCTGATATTTATTTGTCAGGTACAACTTATGCAAATACTTTATCAGCAACTACATTACATGGTGATTTAAACTATAATTATTTAAATAATAAACCAACTACTGTAAGTGGATTTGGTATTACTGATGCTTATACTAAAACAGAAGTTAATGTTATATCTGCTAATACATACACACAAGCCGTTAATTCAGCACAAACATTTGTACCTTATGCTAACATTCATTCAACAACAGTTCAAAAAGCAATAGAAGAATTAAATGATAAGAAAGCAGATGCTGGATTAGAAGGTACACATCTAAATTATGGTGGTGATGTTTCTAAAATTAATGATACAACTATTGCTATAACTAGTGGTCAATGTGAAATATATAATTCAGCTACAAATATTAAAACTGTTGTTGATTTTCCATCTTATAGTGGTGTTAGTTTATCAACTAATATTGGTAATGGTTATGATGCAACTTATGTTAGTATAGATATAAATGGTTTACCAGTTTTATTTACATCAGATCCAATTGATGGTAATATGAGAAACTATTGTTATATAAGTAAAGTAGCGCATAGATCTGGTAGTAAGATAACTAATATAAGAAACTTCAAATTGTATTGGCAAGAAGTAATGGCTAATATGAATGACTTAACAATTGCAATTGGCACATTAAATATAAGTGGTAACATAATTTCACCAAGTGGTAATACATTAAATATAAATAAGAATGCTGGAACATGTTATCGTTTCTTTATTAATTCAGATATAGACAGAAGTAATCCAAGTTATACAATTGAACCAGAACAATTTAACATTTCACCAATATACTGTCAACAAAAAGTTGGTGGTGGTGTATTATATATAACTGGTGCAACTGGCATTCAGCCACAATTTTATGATTTAGGTAATTCAACCCTAGGTAATACATCAAACAATAAATTTACAGTCCAAAGACATTTCTATTTTCCTAGAACACAATCTAATTATATATTCTATGGTAAGAATCAATACTCTTCTATTTCAGAAGCAAAAGATTCAATCAATACTGTTATATTTAATTTAGAGACAGATTTCTTCGATGGTGCAATACTTAAATCATATATAATTACAAATGGGTCATGTTCAAATTTAAATAATAATAATGATGCTTTATTAATTAATACTGGTAAATTTGCTGGTTCAACTGGTGCGGGTGGTGTAATATCAAGTAAAATTGATGATTCAATTACTGATGGTATAGTAGATAGAGCACCTTCTCAGAATGCTATTTATGATGCATTACAATTGAAAGCAAATAATAATTCTACAATTACTGCAACTACTTTATTTTCTACTAATGAAATAATTACTTCAAGTGTAATCGGTGAATCAGGTTTAAAGTTTGGTAACATGAATTCAAGTTCAACACCATCAACACCAAGTTTAACTTCAAGTTTAAAATTAGGTTTAGATGCAAATGGTAATGTTATTTTAAATTCGAGTAATGTTAATATAGATGTAGTAACAGGGACAACTTATACAATTGAAGCAAAAGATACTGCAACTATTATATCATTTACAAGTAATTCACCTGTAACAGTAACAGTTCCAAATAACTTACCATCAGGATATAATATTTTATTAATTCAAAATGGTAATGGACAAGTAACATTTACAGGAACTATTTTAAATTCATTTGGATTATATAAATCAAGAACAGTTGGTAGTCCATTAAATATAATTACAACAGCAGTTGGAAATAATATATTATTTGGTGATTTAACAATTTAAAATTTTAATATATATAAACATGATAAAATATAATTCAAGTATAAATCCATCAACTTTAATTAGTTATTTACAATGGAATGATAATGGTTCAATATGGGATAGTGGTAGTAAGTTTTGGTCATTAACAAGTGGTCAAACTACTACTGCATACATTAATAATAAAAATTTAATATTTCCAAGTAATTATGCTATAACAGCAGGTACAATAACTATGAATGGATTTACAACTAATCCAACAGTTAATGATATTACATTTAATTCAACCGCAGTTGGAACATTTAATATAAGTGGTGGAACAATCAATAAGAATACACCATATATCTACTGTAATCAATCGGCAACAATAAATAGTGAACTTGTATCAACAACAGGTTTAACTGTCTTAGGGAATGGTTATTTGACGTTAGGTGGTAATCCAACAGGAGTGACTGGTAATTTATATGTTGGAAGTAACGGTAGCCCATTTACAACAGGTAATGTAAAAATAGATTACTCTCTATTTAAAGCAAGTTTTGGTGATTATATTTATGTTAATAAAAATTCAACATTATTATTAAATACAACTAATAATCAAGGTAATGTCGGTGGAAGTGCATCAAAAGGCTATATTGTTTGTTATGGTAATGGTACAGGTTCAACATCAGGGATCTATTTAAATAGTGGTGTTTTATGGAATTGTTCAGCAAATGCTATATGCGTTATTGATAACCCAACAATAATAAGAATGTCAGGTTCAACAGGTTATGCTAGATTACATGGGTATGATGGTAATATGAATCATGTATTTATTAATGCAGGTGCGAGTGGTACAATTATAGATTCTAATATTAAAATATATCCTGGTCAATACATTACTTTGTTTTCAGCATATGCTGGTACATTAAATTCAACAGGAGATTTAACGATTAATGGTGAATTATTAGATAGGGGTTTAAATCCAAGTATCGGTATTATAAATGGTGGTTCTCTTGCTATAACAAGTCAGTCAAGTGGTTACACTTCTAATCTTATAATGTATGGTTTAGGTTCAACTTTAATATTTAAAGGTAGTTCAAGTTTAGGTAGTGGAACTACAGCTAATTATGTTGGTAATATAAATTTTAATGGTACAAATAATGTGTTTAAATGGTTAAGTTCAAGTGAACAAATATTAAGTGGTATATTGGGTGGTGCAACAGGTATGTTAGTAAAATCAGGTACATCAACACTAACACTAAATAATTCAGGAAATACATATAATGGTACAACAACAATTAATCAAGGAACATTTAAACTTAGTAGTGGTGCAACATTTAATGGTACAACATACAGTGGTAATATTATAAACAATGGTACATTCGAATTTAATAGTTCAACAAATCAAACACTATCAGGTATCATTAGTGGTACAGGTAATTTTAACTATACAAGTAGCGGACAATTAACCATCAATGGTAATAATACATACAGTGGTAATACTTCAATAAAACCAAGTGCTAATGTTACTTCAATATTTGCAAATACAAGTAGAGCATTTGGTTATGGTGATATATCTATTTATGGTACTAACATGTTTAATAATAGCATACAGTTTTCATCAGGTTTAACTATTTCTAATAATATAACTATGATTAGAGGTTATGGTTCAAGTTATAGAGCAACTATTTCATTAGGTGCAAGTTCTACAATATCAGGTAATGTAACTGTAGATAACACATCAAATAATGGTCAATCATCAATTGCTTTTGCAGGTGGATCATCCACACCATGTATAATTTCAGGTAATATAGGATTTTCAGTATTAGGAACAGTAACACCAGCATTTGTGTTAAGGGGTGGTAGTAGTTATGGTAAAGTTACAGGGCAGATATCATTATCAACAGGGCAACTTCAAACATTAGATTCAGCAAGAATAGAATTTAGTAATACTGCAAATACTTATGGTACATTAAATATTGCTAATTCAAGTGGATTTGTTTATTGTGGTGCATTAAATACATTATCACCAACAGGTATTATTATTGGTACAGCAGGTAGTATATTAAGATTGAGTAATATGGCGAACACATCAGCATTTGATCAAACTATAAAAGGTATAAGTACAGGTGTTAAAGTTGATGTAACAACAGGTTCAGCAACACTAACTATAAATAATAGTTCTAATTATACAGCAGATTCTGTTATCAGTGGTGCTGTATCAATTATTAAATCAGGAACAGGTATTCAAACATTATCAGGAACTAATACTTTAACTGGAACAATAGATATTAATGAAGGTACTATATTAATTATAGGTAATAATGCATTAGGAACATCTATTGTTAATGTTAATTCAGGTGGTACATTAAATAAGAATGGATATACACCAACTAACACTATTAATAATAATGGTGGCACAATAATAACATAATAGAAAAAACACATATTAATTATTTAATATATAAAATAAAAATAGATAAATGAGAAAAACATTTTTAAAATTAGTAAATAAACATTTAATTGAAGATAGTAATTATGGTGATATGCCATGTATTTATTACACTAAAGATAATGTAGATTACAGGAGTTATGCTGTTCAATTAACTTTTAACACATATGAAAGAAGAATAGATGTTGTAATTAAAGATGATATTTTATTTCCTGATGGAATATGGAGATTTGATAAACAATGGTCTATATTTGCAGATGATACAAGATATAGATATGAAGCAACAGGTAAATTAGTAGATGATCCTTATGTTTATGTTGAACAATCTGAACAAGTATTTGATTGTTTTGTACCTGATGAAAATTGGATACAAACTAAATCTATTAATCAATTATGGTTTGAACCTTATACAATTGAAATTTCTGATGGTGTTGATGAAAATAATCAACCAATTAGTCATACTGAATTAGTTCAATGTGAATTACAACAATATATTGATGATGAAAGACCATTAGTTCCAAGTTATAAAACAGTAGTTAAACAAGTTCAAACATCAGAAATTAAACAAGGACTTTTAACAAATTATAATTACTTTATTAAATATATCGGACATGGTTTCCAAGTATCTGAAACACAGAAACTTGCATTGCCAATATTTGAAGCAGTATTTGAATCTGTTACATTTGAAAAAGGATTAATTTAATAATGAATTGTAAAGAATATATTTTAAACATAGATGAAATAGAAGTAGGTGATGCAATACTATTTAAGAATAAAGGTATTGTGTCTAAACTAATTAGATTATTAGATAAATGTAGATATAGTCACATTGCAATTGTAGATATATTCGATGATGAATTAGTTTTAATTCAAATGGATATGGCTAATGGGATTGAGTTAGTTCCTTTATCTAAGATGATGGAATTGAATACTGACTATGCATTAGTTAAAATCAATTCAGGATTAATTTTAAAAAGAAATTCATTAAGAAAGATACATGATTTATTTAATTCAAATATAAAATATGAAAAGGTATTATTGTTGAAAATTATACTTAGGAAGTTCTTTAAATTTAATATCATAAATGATCAAACTAAGATGATATGTTATGATTTATTTAATGTTTATCTTAACATGTTAGGTATAAGTGAATTGAATGGAACTGTTGTGACAGGTAAAACACTATTTGATAAATTCAAAACAGGTAAAATAATAGAATAATATAATGGAAGATGAAGAAAAATATATAATTAAGATCGAATTAGATACTTCTAATTTTGTACAAGGATTAACCGATGTTGAATCTAAATTAAAGAAGATACAACAAGATTCTAAATTAGGTAAAGCAGTCGGTAAGGATGTTAATGATGGTATTCAAGTAGAGATGGAAAATACTTTAAATAGTTTGAAAGCAAAACTTAAAGGTTTACAACAAGAATTAGGTAAAACTGATTTAGGTGGTGAAGCATTTAAGAATTTGAATACACAAATTAAGAAAGTTCAAGATCAAATGAAAGTTGCGACTAAGATGAATGTTCAAGTTGATCAAACATCTTTAATTGCAATGAGGAATAATTTATCTGAACTGAAAAAACAGTTTGCACAAATGTCTGCAACTGACCGTGATTCAGATATAGGAAGAGAATTATTAACTAATACTGCTGAATTAAATCAAGAAATTAAAGATTTAGAACAAAGTTATGGTGACTTCCAAAGAAGTGTTGGTAATTATCAAGGTGCTTTTGATCAAGGTGTTCAAACAAATATAACAAGTTTAAATTCATTGCAAGACGAAATTAAACAAAACAAACTTGAATTACAATCTATGGCGGTCGGTTCTACTGAATTTAACACGATGAGTAGTACTATTCAAGAACAAGAAGAACATTTACGAAGTTTAAATCAAACAACCGAACAGACTAATGAAATTCGAATGAAAGCATTAGAAGGTTCAAAGAAATTAGCGCAAGGGTTTGGCGATTTGTCCGAAGCATATATTCTATTAGCAGGTGATGAATCTGATGAATCTAAAGAAATGTTAAAGAAGATTGCAAATGCTATGGCATTGGGTAAAGCAATAGATGGTACTATAACTATTATCGAAGGTTTAGGTGGTGTGATGAAATGGTTAGCAACAATTAATCCTTTTGCACCATGGATTGCTGGTATAGCATTAGCAACGGCAGGTGCAGTTGCATTATATAATATATTTTCTAAACCACCAAAAGTAAATATTGGTGAATTAATTAAAAATGAAAGTGATTATAAAAATGTAGGCGAGGCACAATCTTTATTGTTTTCACTAAATGAAGCTGATCTAGATAAAAAGTTAGATATAATGAAATTAATTGAATCTAAGTATTCTGAAATGTTTAAAGATGTTCCAAAAAATGCTGGTGCATATTCTAAAGTTTTAGAGGAAATACTAAAACAAGAATCTAAAATAGCTGAATTAGAATCTGTTAAAAAGGAAAGAGATACTAATTTAGAAAGAATGAAGAAGGATGCTATTGAATATAATGCGATATTAAAGCAATTAGATGTTAATACTAGAAAACAATTAGGATTAACAACTGTTGATGTTTCTACGATATATAGTAATACACCTAAATTTATTGATGATTTGGGAAATCAATTAGATAATATCTCATCTAAGGTTGATAAAATAAATAAAGCAGACCCAACAACAAAATTTCTTAATAAGTTGACAATTGGCTGGATGCCAAAACAATTCTTTACTGACATAGATAGATTGAATCAACAATTAGATAAGTTCAAAGACTATACTGAATATGATACATCTACAAATCCAGTAAGTAAATTTGATGCACTACAAGATGAATTTAGTAAGCTAACTGAAGAAACTGCGAAATATCAAACTAAGAAAAAACAGCAAATGGAATCTAACTTAGCAGTAATGGTTGAATATGGTAATGCTACTTTAGAGCAACAACGTCAATATGAACGTGCAATGTTAGATAAATCATTTAAAGAAGATGTAGAAGGTACAATTAATTATGAACAAAGAAAAATAGAAATTAATTTGAAGTATGAAAGATTAAAACTTCAACAAAAGATAACTATGTATTCTCAATCAAAGGTTTTAAGTGATAAAGAATTTGAAGATTATAAAAAAATAATTATTGAAAAACAAAAATTAGATAGAACTACAAATGGTTATTCTGGTATGAATAAGATGCAAAAAGCACAATACCGTGAAAATGATAATATGCAAATTGAAATAATGAATATGGATAGATTAGATAAACATATTCAAATGTTAACTAATTCAATTGAAATATCTAATGGTATTAATGGTAAGACTTATGAGAATGATGTTAAAGCATTAGAATATCAAAAATTATTATATTTAAAACAACAAGTATTTGATAAGTCTAATCCTATGTATGAAACTAATAGAGAGATATTAAATAGATCATCTTATGAAAAATTTGGTGTAGGTAATGCACCTACTATTAATGCTGATAATAGTTTATGGTTAGGTAAAGAAAAGGTTGTAACTGAAAGTCAAAAAGAAGTTTGGTATCGTAAGTTATGGGATACAGATTTCATGAAATTACAACAAGATAATATTAAATCTGAAATGGATGCATTAACATCTTTAGGTGATACTTATATTAAACAAGAAAATTTAATCCAACAATATAACATTAGAAGATTGTTAATTAGTAAAGAAAAGAATGAGACTATTAGACAAGCAGAAGAAGAAAAGTTAATTAGAGATACATATAAAGCAATTCAAAGTGGTTCTATGTTACCTATTAAATATACTACTGGATCATTTAAAGAAGGTGCTAATCTAATTCAAAAGGATATTGAAGCATTAAAAGATATAAACACTAAGATGAGTGTTGATGATATAAATAAAGGATTAACTGATATAATGAAATTTAATGATAATTCTTTTAAATTATTAGAAAATTATTCTAAAACACATTCACCTGAGGATTCTATGAATAAGATTGAGGATACAACAGGTATGATTTTCAATCGAATCGTTAAAGAATTACAAGAAATGTATGATTTAACTAATGAGTCCGCTAAAGTTTATGCAGGTCAAATGATAGAAATGTCTAAAAGTCGTAGGTCTATTTCAAATATATCTAATCAACCAACAGATAAATATGGTAATGTTAGTTCAAAGGAAGTTTATGCATCATCATATAATAAAGAGTTAGGATATGTTATTAATTCTAATCAGAAAATATTAGCAGAAAGTTTAGATTTTAATAGAAGTAAAACTAAAATGATGGGAGATACTGATGCAAGTTTATATAAATTTTCAACAGAATTAAGAAATGGTATAAAGAATACTATGAATAAAACTGCTGTGTCTTATGATAATTTAGCAAAATTTAATGAGCAATATGCAATAGATATGTATAATGCAGTTGGAAAACAAATGACAAAAGATTTAACAGAATTAAAAGAATCATTATCTAAATTACCTGTGACTGAAGAGAATAAAGCAAAACTTTCAGAAGTAGATAAATTATTAGGGGCTGTTAGAACTAAAGAAAATATTAATAGTGGTGGTGTGTTAGGATATGTTCAAAATAAAATTGGATATACAGATTTCAAAAAAAGTCAAAATGAAATAGATAAATTTTCAGGGGATAAAACAAATTTAATAGGTAAAGATTTAGAAGATAGAAATACCTTTGATCTAATGGATGAAGATAAACAAGATAAATTTTTATTCGATTTACAAATGAAAAGATATGGTAAATTAGCAGTAGTATATGCTGATTTTGCAAAACAAGGTTTCGATATGTATGTTGAATACGAAAATAAGAAAATGGAAGCAGAAATGCAAATGTTTAATGCTAAACAGGATGCTAAAATGAATCGTGAATTAAAAGATACAGAAGGTAATTCAATTGCACAAGAAAACATTAGAACAAAATATGCAAAACTAAGAGCAGATGAAGAAAAAAAACAATTTGATGCAAAACAAAAAAATCAAATAACACAAGTTATAATGTCAACAGCATTAGGTATTGCACAATCATTTGCACAAGGTGGTCTTCCTGGATTAATTATTGGTGGTATTGCAGGTGCGGCAATGGCCGCCGTTCAAATACAAACAATTAAACAACAGAAATTTGTACCTGTTTATGAAAAAGGTGGTATCATTGAAGGTGAATCGCATCAAGGTTCAAATGGTGGTGTTGATATTAAGGCTGAAGGGGGTGAATTTATTATAAATAAAAATTCAACACAAAAGTTTAGACCTATACTGGAAAATTTGAATAGTGGTAATATACCTTTTTCACATAAATTTATTGGACCAATTGTTGATGGAACACAAAATACTATAATATTAGAAATATCACAAACTGTAGATAAATTAGCACAATCTATTAATAAAGTTAGTTCTAATGTTTCAACTGTTAATGATAGTTTATCAAAGTCAGATTCAAAGAATGTATATATACAAGAGAAACAAATCACAGATTCTCAAAAGAATGTAAATGTGATACAAAAAAATGCGTTAATATAATATGAAAATTTACGAATTAGTTATTGATGAAAATAACACAATGCCTGTAACGGCAATCAGTTTAGTTTATGAACCTGCTATTGAAGAATATGCTATGTATTTTAATAAAGATGATAAAAAGATGTTGTTCAGTTTAGATAATGATCAGCAAATCATCACTGGTCCGATTATGATACCAAATAAGAACATATTTAGAAGTAATGATAGTGATGGTTACTATGTTTTTTTTAGTGTCTTAACAGTAAAGAAATGTATGGAGATGTTCATGAGTAATAAATTAATGGATTCGACTAATATTGACCATTCAGATAATGGTATTGGTTCAATGAGTTTAATTGAATCATGGATTGTTGAAGACCAATCAAAAGATAAGTCTGCTATATATGGATATAATTTACCTGTAGGTACATGGTTTGGTTCATTTAAAGTAAATGATTTAGAAGTGTGGGAAAAGATTAAGAATCATGAATTAAATGGATTTTCTATTGAATGTTTTATGAATCAAATGCTTGTCAGAATGGGACAACAAATATTAGAAAATCATTTAACTGAATTATCTGATATAGAATTAGTAGATGAACTGATTAGATTACTTGAAGAAGATGATAGTGATTTGTTAGATTTATTAAATTTGTAAAAAATGGAAATAAATGATATTCTGACTTTAATATATACTAGTAAAAAAGCAATAAAGTATGTATGTAATTAGTAATATCATTTTTCCAATTTTATTAGTATTTGGAATTTCAAGGATTGTAACTACTGAATTTATTTTTAGATGGTTTAGGAATATTAAAATAGTAAATAGATTGAAAGTATTCAATTGTATAAATTGTTTCAGTTTTTGGGCTGGTTTTTTTATCAGTTTTAAATTTAATGTTTATTCAGAAGATGTCTTTGGTCATTTAATGATGGCAATTAGCTTATACTCAACTACTTACATATTGAATAAACTATTCCATGATGATTGGAATTTCTAAAAACAATTAAAAAATATGACAAAAGAAGAATTGAATAATTTATTTTCTATTGAATATAATGACCTTTTAAAAATAGTAATTTCTCTATCTGATAAATTTAACTATAAATTATTAAGTTTCAATATAGATAAAAATGAAGATCTGAAGACAGAATATCAAAAGAATATCCCAATTGAATCAATTGACATGTTACATGACATTTTTATAAGAATACATGACTATAAAAAATTATCAGAATTATATTTAGATGATTTTAGGAGTTTCTTTTATAGATGTTGTTTCAACTATTTATCTAGTTCAACTGACAAATTAAAAAAAAACTTTGGTTTCAACATAGACAATATAGAAGTAATTGATAATGAGTATGATCCACTAATTGATGAAAAGTATAATGCTGTAATATCGTATGTTAATTCAACCTTAAAAGGTATTGATTTACTAATATTCAATGAACATTACATCAATAAATTAACTTATAAACAATTAAGTGAAAAATACAATATTGGTAATATTTGGGTTGCAAAATACACAATTAAAAATATCAAATTAAAAATAAAGAAAAAACTAAATGGCAAAGAAAAAAGAGACTAAGATTATTTCAACAGAAGAATTTATACAAGGTATAGAAGAACAAGTATCAGAACCTATTGTATTTGATTTAAAAACTGAAACATTAAAAGAAATGGTTGCATTCTTTGATAGACTACAAGGTAGAGCATCTGGTTCAAGTAATGATGCAGATAAATTAAGATACTTTCATGAAATTCTTATATCACCAGTTCTTGGGTGGTGCAATTCATGCGCATCAGTTATATCACCAGTATATAATAGATTAAAATTAATGTATATTGAATATGTCAAAGAAAATAGAAAGTAAACGAAAACTAAGAACACCACAAGAAGTTGATGCAGATATATTAAAATATTATGAAAATAATATATGTGATAGAAAATCTTCAATTAAGAATGGTTATGGTTCATCATTAGGTAATGAAAAATTAGATAGAAAATTAGCAGCATTAAATTCTGAATTTGATAGAATAGATGAACAAAGAACTAAGACTATTAAGGAATCTACTATATTTTCACAAGAGAAATTATTATCATTAGCTAATGAAATGTTATATTCTTTATTGGCTGATGGAACTAAGAATGCTAAGACTGCATTAGATTACATTAGATTCTTAATGGATAAATTATATCCAGAAAGTAATTTAAGTGACACAGAACTAACTGAAATAGTTGTTAAGTATGTTAAAAAAGATGAAGATAAATAAATGGAATTAACTTGTACAGAAGTATTTAAAAGAAATAATGAATCAACTAAAAGAATAGTTATAAATAGGGGTGGATCTCGTAGTTCCAAAACATATAGCTTAATTCAATTATTTGTTATTCGGGCATTAACTGAAAAAAATAAACGAATAATTATTGCACGTGAATCATTAGCAATTGCTAAGAAGACTATCTATAAAGAATTCATTGATTTCTTAATTATGCATAATCTTTATTCATTATTCCTACACAATAAATCTGAATGTTATTTTATTTGTAAATCAACGAAGACTACGATTGATTTCATTGGTTGTGATGACCCCCAGAAGATTAGAGGACTTCAATCTAATTATTTCTGGTTAGAAGAAGCTGATGGTATTGAATATGAATTCTTTAAACAATTTATGCTTCGTTTAACATGTACAAGTAATGATAATAAAATTAATCAAATGTTTATATCATTCAATCCAAGTTCAAGTGATTCATGGATTAAAACTATTGAAGAACAAAGGGATGATGTTGATATTATAGTATCTACTTTCAGAGACAATCCTTTCTTAACTGAAGAATCAGTCCGTGAAATTGAATACTTGAAAGAAATAGATATGGATTCTTATCTTGTTTACGGTGAAGGTCAATATGGTCAACTTCGTGGGGCTATATTTGATAATTTTAAAACATTTACTAAATTTAGTGACTTTGAAGATTATGAATGGCGAGCATTTGGTATTGACTTTGGATTTGTATCTGACCCTACTGCAATAGTTGAATTATATAAGAAAGGTGAAAATATTTATTTAATTGAAAGATGTTATTCTAAAGGTATGACTACAACTGACATAGATAAAGTATTAACCGAAATAAGTGAAAAGAATGAAGATATAATTGCTGATTCTGCTGAACCTAGATTGATTGCTGAATTACAATCAAAGAGACATAACATTAAAGGTGTCAAAAAAGTAAGTGGTGATAATAGAGTTAGTTCGATTGTCTATGGCATTAACACAATGAAAAGATATAAAATACATATATACTTCAGAAGTGTTAATTTATTAATGGAATTTAATAACTATCAGTTCAAAACAGATATAAATGGTAATGTTCTAAATGTTCCAATAGATAAACACAATCACTTAATAGATGCAATCAGGTATATTTTCATGGAAAAGTTAGGAATTGAACAAAAAAAGACAGGATTTAAGTCCTATAAAATATAAAATATAATAAACATTATGATTAAAGTAGAATTAGAAGGTAAAAAATACAATTTACCTACAAGTTGGGAAGATGTATCTATAAAAAAATACAAAAAGATATTTAATATTGATTCTGAAGATGGTGATATAACATATTTTGTTACACTACTATCTATTTTATTGGATATACCTTATGATATATTAATTAAAATAGAATATTCTAGTTTAACTAAACTACAAAATTCAATAAATTTCATTCACGAACCTATAATTCAAGACAGTATAACTGAATTTGAAATAGATGGTGTTAAGTATAAGTTGACAAACATAACTAATTTGAAAACTAATGAATTCGTAGATTTGGATAGTTTAAGTAAAGACTATATTAATAACATGCACTTAATGTTAGGTATAATATATCGTGAATGTGATAGTAAAGGTAAGATAGTTGATTATGATTCTGATGATTTGAATAGACGATCTATTATTTTTGATGATAAATTAAATATTCTACAAGTTAATAAGACCATAGTTTTTTTTTCGAAAATCGTAACACTTTACTTGAACACTATGAACAGTTATTTAGCGAAGAGAGTAACGAAGGAAATGAAGATGATGAAGACGAAGAAACAGAAGGAACTTCTAAAACTTTTGGCGAAAGAATACATACAAAAACTTCGACAGAATCTTTTGGTTTTCTAAATATAATATATGCATTAGCAGAAAACATAACTAATGTTGATAAAATATTAAGTATGAATATCACAGAAGTTCTGAATTTCGCATTATGGAAAAAAATACAAAATGATAACGAAATTGCTAGTATGAAATCAATGAAATAATTTATACTTTATTGGTTTATAAATGTTTATATGTATAACTAAAATATTCTTAACGGGGTATTTAAAAATAAAATAAATTTAACATGTTAAAAGATAAAATTTTAGATTTTTTAAAAACAGTTAAAGAAGAGTTTTCACAAGTTGAAGAAACTGAAACAAAAGTGATTGAAGAATTTGTTGATGTTACTGAAACACCAGAAGAAGAAACTAATGAAACACCAGAAGATGTTGCAGCAGATGAACAAGATGTTGAAAATCGTTTAATGGCATTAGAAGAAGCAGTGTTAGTTCTTAATGATAGAGTTATTAAACTTGAAGAATCATTAATGGCTAAACAAGATGAAAACACTGAATTAACAAAAGAGTTAATGAGTAAGGCAGAAGAATTGATTAATTCTTTACCAGCGTCAAAACAAATAATTATCGCTGATACCGATATCAAAAGTGATAATCTGAATGCTTTCAGAAATCATTTAAAAAAATAATAAATAAAAAATGAGTACATTTAATATTTCAGCTCTATCTTCTTTTGTTGATGAGCAAAGAATGGATATTATTTCTAATTTAATCGTTCCTACTTCTTTCGAACAGTTATTTACGATTATCCCTAATGTGGTTGGATTAAGTTTGGCTTTGCCTACTTTCACATCTGAAACATTCTTAAAGGCTGCAAGTTGTTCATGGTCACCATCTGGTGTAACTACTTTTGATCAAAAAATCTTAACTGTAGCACAAGTTGAAGTTGATAAAACTTTCTGTGTTGATGAATTACAAGGTACATATCTTGCACACAAATACAAACAAATGAGAGATGCAAGTCTTGGTGAATTTGCTCCTATTTTCATGGCTGATGAAGTTGCTCGTATTAATCGTTCAGTTGAAGATTTAGTTATGATCGGTAAAGTTAGTTCAGGTCATTTGATTAATGGTTTGGTTACTATCATTTCTGGTGCAACTGGTCGAAATAAAGTTCTTGCAGTGACTGGTGTTACTATCACTTCTGCTAATGTTTTGTCTGTTATTGATTCTATGGTTGTTGCATTCCCTGACGAAGTTAGATATGAAGCAATGAATGCTATCGTTTCTCCTGCTGTTTATACTGCTTTCGTTATTGCAATGAAACAAAGTTATGGTACATTAGGTGATTATAACCAATCTGCTACTGCAACAGGTGCAGGTATTAAATATCCAGCTTTCCCTAATTTGACTATCATTTTAAACAACGGTTTAATTGGTGATTCAAATAAAGTTATTATCACAAGACCAGCAGATATTTTCTTAGGTACTGACGATTCAGTTGATGGTTCTAAATTGTATTTGAAAGCAGATTTCTATGAAAAACAAGTTTTGTTTCATACTAAATTTAAAATCGGTGTTCAAATTACACCACAAGAAGGACTTATCACAACAAATTTCTAAAAACAAAAACAAATATAAACTAACTACTTGAAATACAGTAGTTTAGTTTTTAATTAAAAAATAATATAATATAATATGAGTTGTTTATTAACAAGCGGAATTCAGAAAGATTGTAAGAGTCAAGGTGGTATTAACCGTGTGTACTTGGCCTCTTTAACAACTGGATTCACATATACATTTTCAGGTGATACAGTTAATCTAGTATCAGGGTTGACTTTTTACAGTTTTACACCTAATAAAAATACGGCTGATTTAACTGTTACCGTTGTTGGTAACGTTGAGAATAATTCAGTAGGTTATGATCACAAATTATCAGCAAGTTTTGGTAAATTGTCTGCAACTAAAAGAAATACTTATCAGATTCTAACACAAAGTAACACAGTTGCCATAGTTGAACTGATGGATGGTTCATTTTGGATGGCTGGTTATGTTCGTGGATTTGAAGCAACCGGTGGTAGTTTTGCATCAGGTAAAGCACTAACTGACATGAGTGGTTTGACAATTGAATTATCAAGTCAAGAGGGTGTCCTTCCTATTCAAGTTGATTCTACTTCATTTACAGTTGCTTAATCATAATTGATTTATTAAAAAAGGGTAATAAGGTTAAAATCTTATTACCCTTTTTATATTATAAATTATCATCAATATGGAAAAAAACCATCTGAGAATGTTTATATATACAAATAAAAAGTAAATTAATGATGATTTTAAAAAATAATTCAATAAATAATATAAATATCAACTTAAATGATAATTTTGATCCATTATGGTTTGATTCAATTGAAAATTACCCAACAGGTTCAACATTTAATTCATTTTTGAATAGTGCAAACACATATTTATTAACATATGAGAATTTAACATATTCTGGAACTAGTATATTAACTGACACTTCTACCAATAATAACTATTTTTCTAAATTTGATATAGTTTTAACAAGTTCAACTTGGTTAAGTGTGTCTGGAACTAGTATATTAACTGGCTATACTTATATAACAGATATAGAAAATTCTGATGATTATATGTTTACTATTTATAATGATTCAATTGAAATAATTAAAGGTAAACTAATGGTTAAAGGTGACATACCAAATATATTATCAGAAAAAGTATATACCCAACCTGATAAAAAAATATACAAATATAAACGATGAGTAAAACAATAAAGATGAATTTTGAAATGGAAGAAAAACCAAGTTTCAAAGAAAATAAACAAAAGAAAATTGTTGAATATGGTGATAAGAATAATTATCCACAATATTTGGTAGAACTTTTCACTGATTGTGGTATTCATTCTGCTATACTAAAAACTAGACAGAATTTAATTTACGGAAGTGGGATTGATAAAGTAAACAAAAAGACTTTAAATTTCATTTCAACTATAAATAGTCAAGGTGAAACATTAGAGGATGTAATTAAGAAGGTAGTTATTGATTACACTATATTCCAAGGTTTTGCTTTACAAATAATTTGGAATAAAAAAGGTGATGCTATTTCTGAAATTATACATCAAGATTTTTCAAAAGTTAGAAGCGGTATCAAAAATGATATGGGTATTGTTGAATCTTATTATTTGGCAGATGAATGGTGTACTTACACAAACAAGAAAGCAATTGAAGTTCCAGCATTCAGCACAAAAGATAATAAGAATAAGACCCAATTATATTATGTATTTGATTATATGCCTGGGGCAAAATATTACCCTATGCCAATGTATTCTGGTGCTATTAATTACATTGAACTTTCAAGAAAGATATCTAAATTTCATTTAAGTAATGTTGAAAATGGTATGACACCAAGCCTTGCAGTCACTTTACAGGCACCGAATGCAAGTGAAGAAGAAAGACAAGATATTTTAAGAGATTTAAAAAATAACTTCGTAGGAAGTGATAATGCAGGTAAATTCATTGTTAATATAGTTGATAACATCGAAGAAAAACCAGTTATTGATGTCATTGATTCAAATAATAATCACTTAATGTTTGCTGATTTGAATAAATCAGTTGTTAATAATATCTTATCAACACACCAAATTAGTCCAATCTTAGCAAATGTTACACAAGATGGTTTTTCTATTGGCACTAGCGAAGATATCTTAAATGCACATGCTGTATATTTTAATAATGTTATTGTTAAAGATCAAGAAACTATTTTAATTAAAATTAATAAGTTATTGTTTATCAATGGGTTAGAACAGATATCTATTATTAACAATAAACCAACAACTAATTATTTTTCAGAAAATTTATTAAAAGAGATTTTAACATTGAATGAATTGAGAGAACAAGTAGGTTATTCAGAAGTACCAACTGGTGATACCATTAATGGTTTACCTATTATTGAAACAGCAGACCAAACTATTCAGAATGATACTACATCAACTGATAATGAAAATAATCCTATCGCATAATGTCTAAGAATGATGTGTATTTTATTGATGTCCAATATATTAAAGATAATTCAGTTGTATTATCTGATATTGAAGAAAAGTTTATTAATTTTTCTATACTAGAATCAACACAAGGTCTATTAAGTCAAACTATTGGGCAGAAATTACTAGAAGAATTAAAATTTGCAGTTAGAACAGGTTCAACAACTGCTGATCAAGAACTATTAATTGATAATTTCGTTACGAATATTCTATTATATAATTCTATTTATGAATGTTTACCACATATTAACTTTAAAATAACGCCAAAAGGTGTAACACAACAATCAAGTGAATATTCAAGTCAAACAGATTTGAAAATATTTAACATGATAAGGGAAGAATATAAGAATAAAGCAGAATATTGGGTGAAAAAAACAGTTAATTTCTTATTAGACAACCAAACAATATATGATTCATACTTGAATTGTACCGATACATCTCATATAAGGGATGAAAGACCTGATTTTAAAGCATATAAATCACCTATTGTATTTCCAAATGATATTAACAATGGTGAAATTAATAGAATGAAATTTTATAAAAAATATTAATGAAAAATTTGAAAACATATATATTGTCAATATTATTGGCATCACTAGCATTCTTCACAGATTTTAAAATGTTATTCGTTTTAATTTTCGTGTTGACTAATATAGATTTGGTAACTGGTATAATGAAATATTTCAAAGTAAATAACGTAATAGGTATAGTTAATAAATTTAGATCAATTAAATCAGCCTTACTAAAGAGAACTATAACAAAAGAATTTGTTTACATATTATTCTTCATGTGTTGTTGTATGGTTGAGAAAATACTATTCAAAAATGATGGATATTATTTTAGTAAATTTGTTGCAGGTTCAATTGCAGTAGTTGAATTAAGAAGTATAGCTGAGAACATGGATTTCATCACTGGTGAAACTATATTTTCTAAAATTACTAAAAAGCTAACAGAGAAATTGAATTCAGTTCTAGAAAAAAAAGAAGATAAATAATGAATACTATTAAAGAAGTTTTAGGAACTTTAGAATATGTTGCTACAAAACATAAATTGGTTAATGAAGTTACTAATGGTGATCCAAGTACTATTCAAAATACTGAAAGATTATTCCCATTAGTTCATTTAGTACCAGTTACAACTGATTTAAAAGTTAATGAAAATTCAATGTCAGCATTCTTTTCATTTCAAATGTATGTAATGGATTTAAGATTAGAAGATAATTCAATTGATATTCAAGTACTTAGTAATATGTTTGAAATTGGTAATTCAATTATATCTAAACATATTTATGATTATGAAGACCAATATAATATAGATGCACAAACAATAAAGTGTGAACCATTTACAACTAAAACAGATCATAATTGTGCAGGTTGGATATTTACTTTTAAAGTAAGTGTTGATCAATCAAGTTGTGAAAATAATTTAATGTTTGATTAATGGAATATACATATCGATTAATAAACCAGATAATGGATGGAATTCAAGTTGAACTTCAAGGATATTTAAAAGAAGGTGATAATATTGCTACTGGTAATTTATATAAATCTATTAAATATGAAATGAAAGAAAATATAATAGAACTATCATTTAATAAATATGGTATTTATGTAGATACAGGAACAGGAACTAGATCAGAACCATTTTCAATTATAGCAATAGTAAATTGGATACAGGTTAAAGGTCTTAGTCTTAATCCTTGGGCTGTTTGGAAGAATATAATGCTTCATGGAACTAAAGCACACCCATGGGTATCTAGACTTGACATATTAGCTAAATTCAATGAAAATAGAAAATCTATATATGGTGCGATGAAAGTAGATATAACTGAAATGTTATCATCAAAATTTAAAAATAAATAAACAAAATGGCAGATATAATTTTACCAGATCCAATATTAGTTGTTCAATTCTCACAAATGCCTAGTACAGTACATAGTATAGGTAGTAACTGTAATTATTCTTTTACCGATTATTGGTCATACATCTATAATTTTAGATACTTCACTAATTTATCTACAATTGATGGAATAATACTAGAGAATACTGTTGCCAAAAATGAAAATAACTTTGGTAGTTTTGATATCGCACCTGTTATGAATAATTATTTTTCATTCACTGAGAATATGCAAACAACAGGTTTCACCGGAACAAATGATTTTTATGCTTATAAAGTAGGTATTAAACCAAATTTAGGTGATGATAGAACAGGTTATACATATGATAATCTACACTATGTATTTAATGCCAAAATGCCTTTATCAAGTTCTGATATAAAAGATAATTACAATAATTATAAATTCATGAATTATAATTCTAAATCTAATACTGAATTATATTTAAACGATGACTATACTTTAAGATTTTTCAATAACTCATATCATGGTTCAGCAAGTGCAAACACACAGAGGATATATGTTGATGTCATAAAAGAAGATGGTGTAATTAATCATTATTATTTAACTAACCCTTACAGTGGTACTACTGTTAATCCTACACTAATATATTCACTAAATAATAACCTGTTAGATGTAGGTGTAGGACCTAATAACCTTAACGCAACACCATTAATTAAATATAGTGAAACAGTTAATTATGTAAATTATACTTTAACACCAACAACTACATACAATACTATATCAGAAAATGATCAATATTCAATTTATTTAGCATCAAATAGTGGTACAAGAATGTCAGATATAAAAACATTCAATGTTAAGTGTTTAAAAAATAGATTTGAGAAACCTATCCAAATAGCATTTAAAGGATTATATGGTGGAATTGAATATATGTCATTTGTAAAAAATTCAGAGAAGAAAACTAGTTTAAATCAATCTAAATATTATAGAAGTGAAACAAGAGTAGACAGTACAAATAATCAAATAGTTTCTAATATTAAGGGCGGATTCAATACATTTAACTCTATTCAAGATCAAAATTATTTAATCCAAAGTGATTGGATGTTAGACGAAGACTCTAAACGATTAGAAGGTATATTTTACACAGACGATATATATGTTAAATTTACTGATGATAATGTATGGCGTAAATGTATATTAAAAGATACTGAATACATAACTAAAACAATTGCTAGAAATAGGTTATTCAGTCTACAATTAAATATAACAATTAGTAATCGAAATACAATTTTAATATAAACTAAAAAGGTAAGTAGACTATGAAAACTACTTACCCATTTTTAACAAAAAAAATATTAAATTCACGGAAAAATAACAATAAGCGAACTGTTATATTATATATAGACTAAAAAATAATAAAAGTTTAAATGGATAGATATTTTTTACAAAAGAAATGGGAAAAAGAAGAACATAAGTATATGGATTATACTGAATTCTTAGAAGATTACATATTTGAACAACAAAAAATATATGAAGAAAATATTAAATCAATGAAATTACAACATCATTATTCTGTAAGTAACTATATAATGAATAGATGTAAGTAGATATACTTTAAATCAATTCTAAGACACTTTAATAGTAAACTGGTATCTATGTATTAAATTAAATTAATAGTGTCTTAAATCAAAAACAAAATAAAATAACATGTTAACACCACAAAATTGTCAATTGAAATATGGTTTACCAAGTGATAAGAATAAATTCTTAGTTTTATGGAATGTTCCTGTTGAATTAGTTAAAGGTAAAATACCTAAAAGAATTTATTGCAATAAAGATATGGTTAAGCCATTGACTAATGCATTCAAATTAATTATAGAAAGGAATTTAGTTGATACAATAAAGTCATGGGATGGATGCTACTGTTTAAGAAAGATGAGAAATGGTCAACAATACAGTCTACACAGTTGGGCTGTTGCAATTGATATAAACGCTTCTACTAATCAATTAAATAACGATGATGGTGATATATCACTTGATCTAGTTAAGTGCTTTAAAGAGTCTGGATTTGATTGGGGTGGTGATTTTAAGAATAAAGATATGATGCATTTTCAATTGAAATAGAAAAGACGAACTTTAATTAGTTCGTCTTTTTATTTCATATACATATTTAAACTATGTCTATGTGTTTTCCATCTACTTTTAATATTTGTACTTGACCCAATATATACTATACCAGTTTCAATATTTTCTATTTTGTATATTCCAATTATATTTTCTACCATTTTACATTATATTTTTATTATTAATTCCAATCTTGTTCAACAAATTTATATAAATCATCAACATTTTTATATAATTCTCTTAATTTTAATAATTCTTCTTTAAACATTATTTCCATTTCATCAACATTAATTATTTTTTTCTTATTATGTCTCTTAATTGTATCAACACTACATTTAAGTATTTCAGATATTTTTTTATTTGTTATTTTTAAATTATTTTTGTATAACTCGTCTTTAACATTATTTATTTCTATTATAGTTAAATTACTTTTTAACCAACCTTGTATTTTAGGTTGTAATTGTTGTCTTTCTTTTTCAGTTATTATGTAATTTAAATCACCTTGATTATGATAAAGATAATGTCTTTTATCAAATTTAATATCTAAACCATATTCTCTTATATTTTTTATTGCAGTTTCAACGAATGTAAAAAAATATTTTAATTTCATTTTAGCTATGGTGTGTTTCATGTTAACATAGTACATATAACTAATTATTTGTAATTCAGTAATATCTTTATTTAAATATATTAATTTATTTATTATTTCAGTAAATTCTTTAGTTAATCTATGTTCAGGTATTTTGTGATCTTTGTTAAAATATATAGTAACCATATCATAATCTACAAGTTTGAAAAATCCTTGTACTATATCACTATATTCTGTTTTTAATTTTAATTGAGTCATTAAAGTTAAGATGTCTATTATATCATAATAGTTTTCATTGGTCTTTTGATAGTCCATGTCATTTTAATTATTTTATTTATATCTTGGTAGATATATTTTGAATTCTTTTATCTTTTTAAAACATCTACTAGCGAGGGGTAATTAAGCCCTCGCTTTATTGTAGGTTTACCAAGATAAAATAAAACATATAACATGTCTTAAATTCTAATTTATATATTAAATGAAAAAAACGTGTTTTTTCCAAATTATCATATACTTACTACATATATATTATTTTTAGATAATTGTTTAAATTAAAAAAAGGGTGCATTCGTTAGTTAAATATATTAAATCGTTTGCACCTTTTTTTAATTAAACTATAAAGAAGTGGGCAGCCCCAAGGCAAGCCCCACTTCAAAACAAAAGATAAATCTTTCATTATACCCTAAACATAAACAAACAAGAAATAGGTTATATAAAAAGTATCAAGCAATCATAAGTGTTTATATTTAAATAACTTAACTTCGTTTAAATTGCTTAAAAAAGGTATCAAACAATCTAATTAGAATAAAACCATTTAATTACTTAATTATATTGCTTGATACCTTTTTAACTAAAAACAAAAACATAAACAAACAAGAAATAGGTTATCTAAAAATAAAGTACTGTGAAATCAGAGGATTCCCGCAGGGATGACGAAGGATTGAAACCAATACATACTTTATTAGTTAAATTATTTTTTAGTCATAATTTTTATTAACTATTTAAGAAAGTGTAGTGAGACAAGCTCACAACAATATCTAAAACATTCACTAAAATAAACTCTATCTTCACTTGAACAATCTAGATATTGTATTTCTTTTGTTTGTTAAGTTAGTTGTTAGTAATCAAGATAGATATTGTTTAAATTAATTCTAAGACACTTTCTTTCTAGAATGATAGCTATCTATACTTTATTTATTTAATGTACTTAAATGGGTAAATATGATTATCTTTTGTTTTGAAGTTGGGCTTGCCTTTGGGGCCGCCAACTTCTTTATAGTGTAGATTAATTAAATTAATTAAATTTGGTCCATTCTATTTAATGTATTTAACTATAGAAAGGACCAAATATGATTATCTTTTGTTTTGAAGTGGGGCTTGCCTTTGGGGCTGCCCACTTCTTTATAGTTAAATTAAAAAAAAGGTGCAAACGATTTAATATATTTAACTAACGAATGCACCCTTTTTTTAATTAATGAATAGGTTGGTAGCCCCAAGGCAAGCCAAAACTTCAAAAACACAGTTTATAGTTTTAATATATAAATAAAAAAAGTCATGACAAAATTAAATTTAATAAAGCAATTACTTACAGAAGCTAAGACATGTGTTAAAATAACGTTAACATGCTTAAATTATAAAGTAGATGATATAATGTATACTGAATGTGTTTTGAGTGTCTTATATTCAATCCTAAGCAATAATAACATCATGAATACTATACAGATTCTTGGGATAGATTACTATCAAATTAAAGGGTGGTTAAGAGAAAATGTGATTGAAGAAAATAACATACCTAACTTACTTAACGAGTTTAAGGATCAACAAGATTTATCTTTCATTGAATTTTTAATTAGGGAAATGAATTTAGAAATCAATTAGTAACCACTTCAAATCAATTCTAAGCCACTTTAATAGTTATCTGGTATCAATGTATTAAATTAAATTAATAGTGTCTTAGAATCAATGTTTTATTTTTAAACAAAGATTAAATACTTAACTATATTATATATATGAATCCAAACTTAACATACAGTAATTACATGACTAAATTGATTGACTTTAAAGCTTCAAATGAAAATGATATAAATAGACTAGAATATCTTACTTTAATGGTTAGTAAATCAAGAAATGAAATGATTAAATTTAATAAAAGGTTTCCACCAGTAATTGATTCTAATCATATATTTGAAGATCCGAAATAAATGAGTTTTGGTATTTAATATATAACTATAAAAAATGGTTTACAAAACATTAAAGGATAGACTAGAATACATTATCCACGAAGATGAATTAGATTTTGTTTTGAAATTAGTTCGAGACATTAAAATGGTTAATGAACTTTATCTTGATGATTCACTAGAAGATGTATTGATCAACGAAATAAATTCAAGGATAAGATCATTAAATAATAACCAAAGAATTTACATGGGTATCATCTTGAATGAATTGGATGAAGATTTTTAGCAAAAAGTGGGTTTTAGGATTTAATATATATTAACATAAACAAGATATACAGTGTTGATCTACTATATATATATAAGATGGACAGGGTTTTTTATTATTCCCTAATCCATCTTTTTTTAATTTTTATTTGCATATGTGAAAATAATGTTGTATCTTTGTAAAATATAAATCTTAAAAAGGAGTTTTTAAATATTAATATATAAATAAAAAAGAAAATATTATGGATACAGATAAACAAATTATAAGTAAATTATCATCAAGTATTGGAGATATTATTAATATATTAAACGGTTATAAAGAAATTTCTGTTAGATTAATTATAATCTATATATTATATCTTTGTAATTTTAATCATATATTTAATATTATATTGTTAATATTAAGTTCTATTCAAATAATAGGTTTTATATATTGTACTTTATGGTTAGTAGTTTATGTAAAAGAAATTAAGAAATTAAATAAAAAATAAATTTGTATTGGTCTACAAATGAAAAAGTATAGATGAGTTTTGATTATTCTCATTTATACTTTTTTTTTAAAAAAATTTGCATAATTAAAAATAATGTTGTATCTTTATATAGTAAAATAATAAAAAAAGAAAATGAAAAATAAAATAATAGGTGTTAATTTTGTTGGTAATGATAATGGTATTTTATTGATGTTAAAAAACAGTAATGAAATATTTCCAAGAAGTTTTGAATATAAATATTGTGATAATAACAAACTTAGTATTATAGATGAAAATGGTGATAGAGAAGAAATATTAATGTGTGAAGTTTTTAAATTTAAAAATGTTAATTTTATAAAAAAATGTCAAGATGTTTATCTTTGTACTAATACTTTAAAATATTCATTAGATTTAGATGATTTGTGTGATTGCCATCCTTGTGAAGATTGTTATAATACTTATAAATTCTTAACTGAATACTTACACTTACTAAATTTATAAAATCCATGAAAAAGATAATCACAATAATAGTAATAGTTGCAATAGCACTAACATTCTTCTTAACTTTCACAAGCTGTAATAAAGAAGAGGTTTATAATAAATCTACAACTATTAAAACAGAACAAAATGGTTGGTACAATTTAAAAAAAATATATCAAGGTAAGCATTACTTAGTTTTAAATAGTTCAATGAAATATATTAAAATAAGTGACTATGCAACAATAGGTAAAGTTATAGTTTTTTCTTTTAAAGATTATTTTGGTGATAATTATCTTTTTAAATTTTACCCACAGGATATTAGAATACATTTAGACGATTCAATTACTAAACCGTATCTAATAATAGATAATTATGATTACATGATAAAACTACCAACTAAAGAAGACTATTATAAATACACTGAAACAAGCTATCATAGTAAAGATTTATATATATCTAAAAAAGATTTACCTATTTATAACTATTATGTTTATATACATTAATAAAAACCCTTATACTTAACTGTGTAAGGGTTTTTAATTTGAAAAAAACCATATGTAAAATGTTTATATATACAAATAAAAATATATAAATGATAGAGTTTTTAATAAAGAAAATAAAGAATATAGATATAGATGACGTTGATTTAGTATTAAGTGGTGTTACAGGCACACGTGATAAATATTATTTCGTAGATTATTTTAATTTTGATAATAACGATTACTTAGAAGCATCCAATAATATTAAAAATGGTGTTATACTATATTTTAATGTAACACAAATTAACGGTGGAACAATAAAAGTGTACTTTGATAATGTATTACATCGAACTATAACAACTAATGGAAAGCAGTCTATACAGTATTCTAATAATTCACTAGTTCCTATCAATTACACTAAGGCGAAAATAGTTTATACTGGAAATAAAATTGGTATCATAAAAGATATATTTTTCGCAAGTGATAAACTATATCAATTAGATGTAGATGAGTTTGATTTAGAATTAAACTCAACATTAGCCAATAGTTTAAACGTTGGAAAACAAAGCTCTAATTTTTCAAAGAGTTTTAACATAATAAATACACCAAACAACCATAAATTATTGAACTATTTATTCTTAAATAACCAAATGAATAGTTTAATTTATGCAAGTATCCCATGTCAAATTAAATCAGATGGTTTTTTAATAGAGTATGGTTATATAAACATTACCGAAATAACCAAAATTATAAATAATAATAGTTATAAAGCAACATTCTATTCAACTAAGAAGTCAATATTTGATGAAATGAAAAAGTTAAAATTGTCAGATTTAAATTATTCTGATGTTAATCATACTTTAACTCATGGTGCAATGCTTAATACATTTAATTATGACCAACAAAACTATAAGTATGCTTTAATTGATTTTGGTCAAAATCTGAGAAGTTTGTATAATAAAATACCTGCCCAATATCACACTGATACAAATGAGATAATATCGTGGCAGAAAGCACCATATAACTTATCTTCAAGTGTAGGTAGTTATACAGGTGGCTTAATAACAGGTGATTTGTTCCCATGCCTAAACATTCAGTATTTGATGAAAAAAATAATAAGTTATTTCGGATATACCTATGACTCTAAATTTTTAGATAATCAATCTGTTCTTGGTGATATAAGTAAATTCCAACATCAGTATTTGAGTTATAGTAATGGTTATGTGTCACGTGAAGGTTCATTAGGTAATAAAGTATTTAGTTTAGATAACACTGGCGAGGATTGGAAAAATCTATTATATTTTTCAAATGATGTTACTTTATATTATATGAAAAATCATAGCTTAAACTACAATAATTATAAATTACTACCAAGTAAAGTTGGTGGGGTGTCATGGGAAAATCATTTTATTAATAATTCAATGATGATGATATCTTCATTGACACCACAGATAGATTATTTTAAATCACAAAAAAGATATGGTAGAATAAGTAAAAAAACTTATGTGAATGTAGGTAGATATGAAAATCAACCAATAGATAAACCATGGGTAGGCTATGAAGTACCCGAAGCAGGTAAATACTCATTTGTAATAGATAAAGTATATATGTGGATGCTAACAGGAATAGAAAAAAATGAAACACATATAACAAATTACTCAAACAATTTCACAATTCAAATTTGTAAGATTTCAGCGGAAGGTTTTATGGATAAAGATAACTTAGACCCAAGTCTTCAAGAGTTTATACCGGTAGATAATGCAGTAGAAACTATATTATATGAATATAATGGATACAAATATATAGTTGATGAAAGAACAGGTATAAACACTTATAATGTAGATATAGCGTCTGAGTATGGTCAAGATTTTGAATATGATGGAAATACATTTAATAATTCATTTTGTAAATTTAATGTGGCATTAGAAAAAGGTGATATAATTATTGTTAAATTTTTAATGGACGCACTTGATGGTAATTTTTGGGTACATTCTGATGATTTCTCAGCGATGGGTGCAGCAGTTGGTTTTAAGTTTAATGTTTATGCTGATAAATTAACACCAAACACAACAGTAGATTTTAAAAATTGTGTTCCTGACATGTATTTAGCAGACTTCTTTAACTCTATCATAAGTCAGTATAACTTGTTTATTGATGTCAAAGGTTCTGTTATAACTATTGACCCATTTGAAGATTTTTATGTAAATGATGCAGTTAGAGTAATTGATATAACTGATAAGGTAGATATGCAAACAGTAGTTTATAAAAATAACACTGATTTACTGGACAAAAAATTAAATTTAACATACGATTCTGACTCTGATTTTTGGCAAAACTATTATGAAAATGTAGTTGTTACGACTGAAGAATGGCAAAAAAAATATGGTAGTGATACAATAGCATTTAATCGTGATCCTAGGAATTCAAACCCTGTTTCAATAACATCTAAATTAAACCCAGTTTTTCCTATTTGTAGAAAACCATATAAGGAAAAGAAAGTTCAAAATAGTGGAACACTGTATGATATTAAATATGTACCTACAACTAACCAAAATGATTATTTCCAAGTACTAACTAAATGGAGTAGTTCATACGATAAAGAAAAAATAGATAATTATAGTGGTGATATCAAATTAGCACCTAAACCAAGTATCGGATTTTTTGATTTAACACCAGTTGATAAAATGGAAAATGGTTTAATATTAAATGGGATTAGATTAAGAGATTCAGGTACCGGTAATTACTACATACCAGTATTTAATTCTTATTATGACTCATATCGAAAATCAGGTACTTATATCGAATACGCACCATACTATAATGATATCTTAGATGAAAGATCTAAAAGTAATAATTCGTATGAAATTTATTGGAAAAAATATATTAATTCTATAACAAATAAAAATACAATGAGATTAACTATTGATGTATTTTTATCTGCGAAGGATATACACGATATTAATTTACATGATACTATATTTTTTGATGGTTGTAATTGGTTAATTGAAATAATAACTTATAACGCAAGTTTTAAACTCATGTCTAAAATGACATTAATAAAAAAAACAATATAAAATGAGCCAAGAAATAAACTTATCACACATTAGGAATTATATAAATAATTCACCAATATTAAATTCATTCAACTTTAATGATAATGACATTAAGGATAATATTTTTCTAAATTCAATTAATAAAACACAGACATATAAGTATTGTGTATTCATTAATTGTCATACTTGTACTGCTACTGCCGATGGGCAAGTTTGGATTAATGATCATATAACTGTAAATTATAGTAGTTTAGTTGTGATGTCACAAAACATGAATGATTGCAATTCAGGGACTACTACACATCATATAAATGATCCTAACTTATCAGTAGTAGGTGATTCACCATCAATGTGGGAGTCAAATAAATACTTAGATCCGTACGGAGATAATTATAGAAATTTATAGATTATAGTTATTTCTTAACTTTTTCATTTTGGCAAAAACACGTTATTTAGTATTAATATATATAAGTATAAAAATAATAAATAACAAAATGAAAAATGAACAAGCAGAACAAAAAACAATCACATTAGGTGATACTATCTTATTTGATAACTACATGATATCTAAAGATGGTGAAATATTTAGCTTTATTTCTGGTAGAATAATGAAACTAAGTAAAAACAAACAAGGGTACTTAACAGTTAAATTAAAAATATCTGAAACAGAATCTAGAACATTCAATGTTCATTCACTAGTATTTAAGACATTCAAACCAGAATTATACGATTTAGTAAAAAGAAGGTATTTAGTTATAGATCATATTGATGATGATAAATCAAATCCAAGACTTGATAACTTACAAGCAATCACACATAAGGATAATATAATTAAATATCACGAATCAAAAATAAAATAAATTTAATAAATGAATCTATAAGTTGGAAAATTTATAGATTCATTTTGTTTATATATACAAAGAAAAAATAAATAATTAAAAATGGCATTATCATATTTACATGCAAGAAATTTAATAAAAAGAAGTAACTCAGGGCTATACCCTTACTGTTTAGTAGATGGTACTAACCACATCGATAATCCATCAGTATGGCCAGTTAATCGTTTATATCAAGGAGAAATGTTCGTTGATACATTAAACAATAGAATATACTATGCTTTCGGAACTAATGATGTTAGATTAATATTTGACCATGCTATCGGTCTGCCTGGTTTAATAACATATACTAATATGATCGAAAATTCGCATAATATCCAAACTGAAGATTTAGTATCTACAAGAAAGATATGGGGTTATGATGGAGATTTTATTCATTTAAGTGCTGATACTATGTATGCTGTTGAATATCACGGTGACGGATCTCACTTAACAGGATTACCAAATAGTTTTTCAGGCGGAACAAGATTAGATTTGATAAGTTTAGATTTATCTGAAGACTTAACTTGCGTTAATATTTTAGCTGGTTTTATTACTGCAACACAAGGTGTATCAACATCTTATATTATGCAGTCAAACGGTAGTTATAGTATGATAATAGATGGTCAAGATAATGATATAGACTATCAGACAGTTCAACATGGTTTAGTTGCAGGTGGTAAGACAAATCAAATTATAGAAAATTCAGATAAGGCATCAATTATTGGTGGTGAAAAAGGAACTATTCAGGATTCATCACATCATTCCGGTATATTTTGTGGTGATACTAACATGCTTGAAGGTAATTCATGGTCTTCAACTATCTTAGGTGCAAGTGGTGCAACTATAACAGGTAGTGATAGATCATCTATTGTAGGTGGTTATTCAGGGAAAATATTTAGTAGTGCTAATGCTACTTTAATTGGTGGTGATAATAATGAATTAAGATCATCAAGTAATTCAAGTATGATTGGCGGTTCAAATAATATTGTAGATAATGATGCTAACATACAAGTAATTGGTTGTAAATCAAGAGTAAATGATGTATTAACTACACCTGATACAACTTATGTTGAAAACTTAAAATCATTTGGTTCAGTGTCGGCAACGACATTTGTTGGGGATGGTAGTCAGTTAACTAATGTTATTTACACCGGTGGTACTCATTTAAAAGTATTATCAATTAGTCAAACAGTTGGTGATTCGTTAAAAGTATCAACAAGGAATTCAACTATTGAAGGTTTAGTATCTGATTCAGTTATCTTGGGTGGTAATGGACTAACTCTAAATAGTTATAGAAGCGTTTTAATTGGTGGTGAAAACAATAAATCAACCGATTCGAATGACTCAAGTATCATTGGCGGTGAAAATAATTATCAGAATGCAACCAATTCACACATGATAGGGTGCAGCTCAAGAACCGGTTTAACATCTAATACAACTTATGTTGAAAATCTGAAATCATTCGGTGAAGTTTCAGCAACTACTTTGAAAGGTGATGGTACAAATATCACCAATGTTTTACACAATAACACTGCAATTACAGCAACGACTTTACATGCAAATCTGCTATATGGGGATGGGTCTCACATAATTAATCTTCCGATTCCTGAACCAACACCAATATTTACCGGTGGTACTCATTTAGAAGTATTAAGTTTAAATAAAACTAATGGGCATTCGTTAGAAATAGCGACAAGAAATTCAACATTAAATTCAGTATCTGATTCAGTTATCTTGGGTGGTAATGGTAATAGTCAAAATAGTGATAGAAGCGTTTTAATTGGTGGTGAAAACAATAAATCAACCGATTCGAATGACTCAAGTATCATTGGCGGTGAAAATAATTATCAGAATGCAACCAATTCACACATGATAGGGTGTAACACACGAACCGGTTTAACATCTAATACTGTTTATATCGAAAACTTACAATCATTCGGTGAAGTTTCAGCAACTACTTTGAAAGGTGATGGTACAAATATTACTAATGTTTTACACAATAACACTGCAATTACAGCAACGACTTTATATGCAAATACGCTATATGGAGATGGGTCACACATAACTAATCTTCCTATAACACCAGCATTTACAGGTGGTACAGATTTAAAAGTGTTAAGTTTAAATTCAACTTCAACTAAAAATAGTTTAATTATAGGTGGCACAGATAATGCTT